CCTGTTGATGTTCCTGTTTCTGGTCGGTTAACCACTGACGTAACAGTTTGGTGAGGAGTCGACCCCGCGCACCGTGTCGTGGTTTTCCTGTCAGTGGATCGGTTAGTAACAGTTCTACTTCCAGTGCTACTGACGACGGGATGCTATTTTTCCACTCGGTAGGTGGATCAGCGTGTGGTTTACGGCCTCGGGTCATTTATCATACTCCTTTAAAGTCAAAGTTACTGAGTACGGAGCGGAGATTTCTTGCATGGTACAGTATTGCTCCGTACGGGTTGCGAAGGTTTAATTCCCCATCAGCGGTATACAACTGCTCGTGAGTGACATGCTGTTGCAGTCGAATTTCATATTCGATAAGCCGTTTCACCAGTGTCTGTGTGTCGATGGAGGCGAGAATGTTTTTACTGTTTTCGGTCATGTTTTATTCCTCAGGCCGCAGTGACCGCCTACCATTATGTTTTTCCTTTGCCCTTCATTATCTGTAACAAGTTTAAACTCTCCCGGTTCCCATAAGGCACAATCGGTTGTGATACAAAGAGCTGAATCCTGTCTTGCCTCGCCTAAATCTGTATCATTTATTGGGGGTTTATTATGGAAAACCTTTCCGTTAACTTCATGGAAGCGTACTTGAGGACACCATTTAGCTTTGCTCATGATACTTTCTCCGGCATGAAAGCTGCTAACTGTTCTGCAAGTTTTTCACATTCTTTTTTAACGTATTCTGCAGTACGGTAGGTGCCTTCTGGAATTCCATACTGATCATCATATGCTGGCATAAAATCGCCTAGGTGGGCACAGTCAAAGCCAAACCACCAAAGGCCGTCTGGTTTCTGGTGTGGTTTATGGTCTTCAGCATAGGTTAAGCCTCCGTGAACGTCGAGAGCTAAAACAATACTAAGTGTTTCGTCGGTTTCAGTTTCGGAAAAGGCAGCGCAGAGTAGGTTTAGTATTCCTACCTGATCTGTATCAATTTTCCGGTTTCGGATACTGTCTGGTACTTCAACTTTGTCACTATACTGTTTACCAAACCAAGGATGTTCTTTCGGTATACCAACATAGCCGCACCAAGCACCAAAAGTGCCTCGGCGCATATGTAAAAGTAAACCACTATAGCTTCCGTTAAGTTCATCTGGTTCTTTATCCCAAGGGTTCATCATCTTTCTCCTCTGTTTCGTTAAGTGGATTGGTTAAGCATTTGCCACCCCCGAGTCGGTGGGGAAATGGGTATGCCTGACAGTGACAGGGTTCGTCCTGTGTCGGTGCCAGTTTTAGGCGACAGCCTACAATTGTAATGGTTCTCGGTGACATCGGGCCTGACCTCATTTTCAGTGTGAAGGTTGTACTGGAACAGTTTGCTACCAGTTTCCCCTTGTACCCTATCAGTTGGTCTAACTGATCCTCCCATACTTCGGAGGTCACAGCGGTTATTGTATACACTGCGCCGACCCGTTTACTCACCGTCGGTGATCAGTTCGTCAAGTGTTCCTTTTGGTAGGTCGGGATCACGCTCAGGATCACGGATAGGGTCGATGTCTTTTCCGGTAGCGTTACTGTCAATCCCAAGGAAAGTCTCATCCCATTCCTCCGGGGTAATCCCGGTTTTAATGAACTCCCGGTCGTCGGGGGAAGTGTTAGGGAAAGCGTTTTGTAGTAGTGTATTTCCTTTGTAGTATAACTGCAACTCTTTCATCGTTGCGTTAACGTCTCGAGTACTGGTTTTACCTGACAATATGGATGTGCGAGTGATTCGCATTATTTTTCCTCCAGTAATGATAGTTGACAAGGACTGTTTCCCATCTCGAAAACAGCTTCCTCAATGGTATGGCATAACTGGCACGAAGGGATTGCTCGTTCCCAGTGTTCAATAAGTCGCGGAAGGTCTCGGTAATCCTCTTCCGGTTTAATTACTACACAGTGTGTACCGACCGCCTTGCTGGTGCGACGGACGAGAAGTTCAGGATTCGGTACTAAATACTCCGTGCCACAACAAGCGCAAGTGAGGCGGGTTACTATAAGTATAACGGCTTCGTTTTTCCAGAGGGTACGGAGGACGAGCGGTTTGCGGGGTTCAACCTTTTTATGAATGTCAATTTTACCCTTCACCTTTTTGTTCCCGGCCTTAGCCTTTCGATTCCCTTCGGCGATTTTCGATAGTTCGCCGAACAGTTTGTTGATGTCAAGGTTAACAATGTCACGATTAGCTGTCATTATAATTTTCCTTAGAAAAGGTGACGTCCCTGTCTGGCTAAAGACTAGTGTATAGATGCAGTATCATCTATATTAGGTAACTGTAATGCTGGTGTATCGAAATCAAGGTTCCGTTCTTTAGCGTATTCCTCAAGGACAACGGAATCCGGTTTATCTTCTCCGTTTTTCGTAGTACTACCGCTGGCAAGTTCAGCCTTTAACTGACGTACGATATGATCTGGAAGTGTAAATCCTCTTTTAGTGTATTTAGGGTGATAAAATAAACAACTACCATCGTCGAAGAAGTAAATTAAACCTTCCTCTTCTTCCTGCCTAACACGGCGGATGTAAATAGCTGCTTCATTCATCATATCCCATAGTATTTGTGGTTTACCTAACAGTGAAAGTATAGGTTGCATTAGGTGTATCTGTTTCGTTATCTGTTCTGCTTTATTCATTAGCCTTTCCTCTTTATCAGTGTTACGATTAGTGTTAGTGTTAGTGAATGGAATCGTGTGTCGGACTATCTTCGTCTAGATAGTTTTTACCTTCAAGATCTTCTGGATGTTCTTTCCGGTATGCGCGACTTTCAGTGAGGGCTTTTCGGAGATCGTCCATTTCTTCTTCGGAAATACGACTAGGTAAACCTATTCCGTTTCGGTGAAGGAAGATGGAACTGCGGTCTTCAAAAACATACATATTACCTTCAGCTTCCTTTCCAAGTATTTCACTAAGGGTTTCATCCGTGTGGGCAAAACAGGCAAAACAGGCTTCATTGAGCAACATCTCCATTTTCATCTGGAGTGTCGGAGAATCTTCTTCCGTTTCTCTTATCTTTATAAGGATTTTTGCTAAAATCTTAGCTTCTGTGCGTTGTGTATCTTTAGCCATTGTAATTTCCTCTCTGTTACTGTTACTGTTGTGGTAAAGGGTTAATAATGCCGTCCCTGGCCGTTACAGTTACTAACGAGTGTTAGTTAACCGTACTATTGATGTCTTCCGCAAGGGAAAGGATTTGATCAACAGTGTCATGAGTGTCCGTATCGTTCAGAATATCATTCAGACCCATCATGATCAGTTCAAACCCGGTAGGATCTGCCTTCTGTTTCAGTAAAGCGAGATGTACCTTCATTTCCTTTGCTGCCGCCAATAGATCATCCTCGGTGATAACGAGGCCTGACCCATTGATCTTAGGAATGGCACGGAGTTTGGAACGCTCCACAGCTTCACGGATGGTGGCAGGAATCTGCCCCGCGAGTTCTGTACCGACTGCTGTTAATGGTTCATCTGCAGCAAGCATGTCACGAGCATAGACCCGGATCAGTTGCTGTACCGCATCCTTGTCAGGAAGTGCGATAGTGATGACTGAATCCAGACGTCCTGGACGTAGCATAGCGGGGTTAATCTTTTCCACGTGGTTAGTGGTCATAACCGCAATAACTTCACTGTTTTTCGTGAGGATACCGTCGATAGTATTCAAAAGATCGTTAGCCTTATCATCACGTTCATTAGTGATGCGGTCAATGTCCTCACAGAATACCATTGCAGGAGCATAACGCTGGGCGAACAATAGGCCTTCTTTCAGTGCCTGTGCCTTGTCCAGTAAGATGAATGTCCAGTTGTTTTGCTCACAAACCTTTGCGGCACAACGGGCTATCATTGTCTTACCTACACCGTAATGGCCTTCCAGCAAAACACCACGGTTCAGTGGTAGTTTAGCGACACGGCACTTTTCGGTGTAACGGACTGGGGTGAACACGGAGGTAGTAACCATTTCCAAAACGTCAGTGTTCAGGATCAATTCGTCTAAGTCGATGGAATCGGTTTCGATGAACTGAGGAGGGACGGAAGATTGTAACTTACCCTGTTTGTTGGTGGTGAAACTCAGTGCTTTACCTTTGTAGATGCTGTGTTTCGCCACAAGCTTTCGGGTGTGTTCCGCTAACTTTTCAATGATGTGAGCGTGACGCTTTTCCACTTCACCCTGAATAACGAAATGTGTTTCGTCAGCGTGAGTGTGAACCCAGCCGGATAATCCGGGGAGGTTAAAGCGACCGAAGGCAACCTGAACGGTTTCGGTAGGGCTAACATTAACTCCTACCATATTTGGAGGTGTATCACCAAAAAAACCTGGTGTTGGTATTGGTGAAGCCCAACCGAACATCTCCTGCATAGCTCGCATGAAGGCGACTGCACCGTCAAGAGGGAAAGCATTAACATATTCAATGCAGTTGATCTTTTGGCTTTCATCTGCTTGTTTTCGGTGAAGTGCATCAATTGCGACTGGGATTGGCATCTCTTCGGGAAGTGCCGGAAGGGTGATGGATGTACCCTTTCGCTTAATAGTAACGTCTGTGTGATCCCAGATACTGCGATCATTATCTGTCATAATTAGTTCCTTATTATAAAACAATTATTGAATAAGAGGTGTAACAATCACCTCGGTGTGTTATCCCCTGAATGAAAATGAATTGGTATATTTAAGGGTAACGGGGCATTATGACATAACCGACCGGATATGTCAAGAGTAAACGGAAAGTATTTGGGAAGGCTGGTGGGTGATGTCCGGGCGGTCTATTGGTAATAGTCCAACCGGTTAATAAAAAGCCTCCCCCAAAGGATAGGGGGAGGAATGGCACTAATCATAACACAAGGCTTTACACCAATACGAGCGTCACTACCTTTACACGCCTACGAGGATTCTGTTACGGTAAGTGTAACGGATCAGAGGCCTGGGATTGCGGAAAGGTCTGCGCCTTCAGCTGCGGTCGCGGCCTTAGCTGCTTTCGCGGCTGCCTTTTCAGCACTGATACGGGCAAGCTCTGCAGCAATGGCAGGATGCTTTTTCAAATCCTTTTTCTGATCATCAGACATTTCTTTCACGACGCCTAAGGCGGCTTCAATTTCCTGTCCGGTAACGGTGGCCAGGGCTTCCACTAAGGCGGAAACGCGAGTAACACCACCGCCGGAGGCACGGACTGCTGCCCAATCGCCTGCGACAAGCCGTTCCGCTACACCATTTGCGAGGCCGAAAGCTTCATCTGCTTCTGCCCCCGCATAAGAATCACCAAGTTTCTGACTCATACCGTGAAGGGCAAGTCGGCGTATAATGTCTTCGGACAATTGCTCCAGTTCAACAACAAGTGCTTCACCGTTTTCAAAGTCAATTGAAACCCCGGTTTCTGTTACCTTTTTCGTAGCTTTCTTCGCCATAATAATTTTCCTCTATTTGCGTTACCGGAATGGTAACAGTAAGTGTTTGTGAAATATTCAAACACATTTAAACACAATGAATGTGAGTTGTCAATTCTTTTTTTCAGTATCATCATCAACAGTGACGGTAACGGGACTGGTGGTGTAGCCTAACTGATCCAATACGGATTGCATTTCATCCGGAGGGTTTGTGTCCGCTTTAGTATCGGTAACGGGCACGGTATCGGTCACGGTATCGGTGTCTGTGTCGGAGTTTGAATTCCGGATCATCTGCGCTAATCGTGTAGCTGCCTTCGCGTACACTGAATCGAAACGGGATACGAAGGTGAGCACTGATCCTGACATACGAACCTCAACGGAACGGATAACGCGAGCCTTCCCCATCATGGTATCATCTCCTTCCTGTCCCAGTTTCTCCAGTGCCCCAGCGAAACCGTATAATTGCTGCCGAAATTGACGCGCCTCAAGTGGTGTCACAAAGGTGAGCGAGATCGACTCACGTAATTCACTAAGCGTATCGGTGAGTTCAAAGAATGAATAGGGATATGAAGCGATACTTTTACTGAGTGGCATCGGTAAGTCCAAAACAGGTAGCGATTGCGTGAACCGCATCAGGATAAAGTTTTGCTCCGTGTCCGAGAATAAGTTGTTCATCTGCATCTAGATCGTGGCCTAGACCTGTTCCAATATAAGCCTTTGGTTCTCCCGTTACTGAGTCTTTTCCAAGGATAATACCTATCGGTGCTTTTGATCCAAATTCTGTAAACCAAAGTGTTTCTAATATTTTCATGTAATATCTCCTATTAGTGAAACGATAACGGACACGGTAACATAGACCGAACGTGAAGTCAAGAGGGGGGTAGCGAGTATATTACCGGATATGACGTATTGCCCCGGATAATCCCGTATATGCCCTGATTTGTCTAGTATTTGTAGTTTGTTAATTTGCGGAATGACCCTTCCATCCCCGGTGAGTGTCCAGCTTATACCTTAGTAAAAAAAAAAAAAAAAAAAAAAAAAACGCTTACGAAGGGAAGCATGGGGGTGTGTCAAAACGCGAACTAACAAATTACAATAATGAGAATAATGAGGGATAATACTCGCTACTCAATTTCCGTCGGTTGTTCCACCTATCATAACCGTTTCGCTTACAGTTACTGTTATGGAAACCTGGGCGGTTGTGATTACTGATAGTGGTTGTAAAAAATCCCGGCCATTACGACCGGGACAGTAAATGGGCATCCTTGCCCGTCATACATCCTATCCGAATAACCCCATCAGATCACTGCTATCGTCACTGCCGGTCATACCATCTGCCCGCGCCTGTGCCCTTTCAGCCTTAATCTGTGCGACCATTGCCTTCACATCCGGACGCTTCGCCAAGTCCTTCTGTTCATCTTCTGTCATGGTCTGATACACTTCACGACAGGCCTCGGTATCGTTCCCAGTTAATCGGGATAACGCTTCAACAATAATCGCATTACCGCTGCGATCCCCGCCAGTCGACCAGATACCGTTCCGGAGGTGGTCGAAAACATCTGCGACATTATCCCGGCAATCGTCAATTGTCCAGCCTTTATCATTCGCGCTGGCGTATGAATCACCGGCCTTTTGCGATAGGCCATGTAATGCCAGCCGACGTATCATTGAATCTTAACCATGATGGTTTCCTCATATTAATAATGGTAATCGGCCAATCCGAATACCTGATTTAATTATACACAACCGGCGGGAAATGTCAAGTCCGAATTGCATTAAATGTAAATGATTCCTAGGTTTATTTGTTAACCGGAACGGAACGCCACCTGCACGCTACGCAAACGAAACCCCGGCACGAAAACCGAAACCGTAGTGGCCGACCCCCCCGCCACCTTGAGCGTCTCCGTCTCAGTGTCAACCTGGATAAGTAGGCCGGTTTTTGAATTATCCGATCGGACTATCATTAATAGTACGCCCAGACACCCCGTAACCCGCCTCACCCACTGCCGCCGTTTCAGGATGTTTCCGCCGCCCCCCGTTGCATCCCGTACCCCTTTCCTTTATAGTCCCTTCCCAATATGGCACAATCAGCTCAAATCGCAAAGATCAGTCACCGGCATGATTTACTGTTGGACTATATGATAGCGAACCCGACGATGCGGCTACGGGAACTTTCAATGCACTTTGATATGACCATTCCCTGGCTATCCACTATCATTAATAGTGATGTGTTTCAGTTACGCTTAGCGGAAAGGCAGGATGAGTGCTTTAATGCCACCGCCCTAACATTGCGACAGAAAATGGTGGCCGTAGCAGATCAGGCCGTGGAAAAACTATCGGAACAGTTACCGTATGCCACTGATGGTAAGTTTGTACTTGACGTAGCAGACAAGGTTTTGCATCGTCTCGGATATGCTCCCTCGCGGAATGAAGGTAAAACAGCAGCTTCTCCCGTTAATAATACACAGATTAATCACTTTCATCAAACGGACGCGGGTACACTAGCGGCAGCACGGGAGATGATGAATGCTCCTCCTGCCCTAGACGCCCTCGTTGTACCCCTTGGGGAGAATACTGATACTAATAGTGATAGTGAACCTGTGTCGGAAATATTAGATGCAGAAACGGAAACTGATTGAAGACCTAAAATGGGCACGATTAGCAAACACGTCACCAGCCTTCGCCGCGAACTCACCTCGCCGACGCGGTCGCAGGGCAATGGGGCTGAAATACGAAAAGAAAGTTCATGAACATTTCAGTGCCTTGTATCGGGAAGCCTATCTCTGCTCCCCTTGGTTTCAATACGTTGAACACAGCGAAGGTAAGATGCGCTGGTGTCAACCCGACGCATTATTTATTGACTTCGATACGGGACGAATTACTATCATCGAGATCAAATACCAGCACACCATTGATGCTTGGTATCAATTACAGCGATACCTGTCTGTTGTCCGTGAGGTCTTTGGTGAAGGATGGTCGTACTCGTTATGTGAGGTGGTTAAGTGGTATGATTGCGCTATCCAATTCCCGGAAACAGTTCAGCTCCTTTCAGAACTGTCGCGGAGTAAGGCCGGCGTACTTCATGTGCATATCTGGAAACCCTGATGAATAGTGTATCGGAAGCGGTAGGACAAGAACTTCGGGCGAATGAGGCAGTGCAGCTTGGTGCTGTCGATCCTCGCTTTTACACTCGTTTCTTCTTCCCGCGTGCTTTCCGTCAGGTTTCACCTGAGTTTCATGTAGATATTTGGACAGCTTTAAATGATCGTGATAACAGGTTCGTGGCTATCGAAGTCTTCCGTGGGGGTGCTAAGACCACATTACTGAGAGCGTTTACCAGCCGACGCATAGCTTATGGTATGTCACGAACCATTCTTTTTGTTAGTGCTACTCAAGGTCATGCGGTTCGTTCTGTTGAGTGGGTCAAGCGGGCAATCATGACTAACCCGACTTGGAGTACTGTGTTCGGACTTAAGATCGGGGCAAAGGAAAGCGCAGAAGAACTTGAGATAATTAATGAAGCTGACGGGTCTAAGATACGCATCATTGCCCTCGGTATTACTGGTCAGACTCGTGGTATTAACATTGAGGACTATCGTCCCGATCTTATTGTGGTTGATGATCCCTGTGATGAACAGAATACTGGTACACCGGAACAAAGAAAAAAGATTTCCGATCTGTTCTTTGGCGCGCTCGCAAAGTCATTGGCTCCAATTAGTGAATGTCCTGACGCAAAAATGGTACTGTTACAGACTCCATTGAATAGTGAGGATCTGGTGGAATCCTGTTTGCGTGACCCCCAGTGGGTTAGTTTGCGTTTCGGCTGTTTCGACCACGAAGGAGAATCTCGCTGGCCTGAACGCTGGACAACAGAACAACTGATGGAAGATAAAAAAGCACATATAGCTCGCAATCAGACTTCCCTATGGTTAAGGGAAATGGAGTGTTTGATTGTAAGTGATGAAACTGCATCCTTTCGACACGAGTGGTTAGAATACCATGATGAGGTTATGATACCTAAAGGGGGGATAAATGTTATGGCTATTGATCCTGTTCCTCCTCCGTCGGAAGCGTCACTAAGAAAAGGTTTAGTCGACAAAGATTGGGAGGTGATCCAGGTCTGGAAGCATATTGTAGTTGGTGGGAAGGCGATGAGGTACCTTTGTGAAAGGACAGCAAATCGGGGACACGACCCTGAGTGGACTATTGCAGAGGTATTTCGCCTTGGTCTTAAATGGCGACCCTTTAAGATCGGTGTCGAGGCCGTTGCCTATCAGCGAACATTATTGTGGATACTTGAAAAAGCACAACGGGAAAGGAAAACTTATTTTACTATACTTCCAGTGGATGACAGGCGGAATAAACGAGTACGGATTGAACAGGCCTTTAGTGACCTTGGTTCAAATCATGCTGTATCAGTTCCGGCTACTGCCTCCCCTTTCATTGAACAGTGGGATGCTTACCCTGACATAAATCATGATGATGAACTGGATTGTGGAGCTATTGCAAATAAACTGTTAGACGATATTGGTTTTATTGGTGATGTTGAGTTTGAAGAGATTGTAGACGATCTTCCAGCATTAACCCAAAGTAGAGGAGCACCTTAATGCCCGGTTTAGCTTTTAAGATTAGATACGGTACAGCAAAACATACGAAAGTGTTGGAGGCAATCTTAGCCCGTTTTCATAAGTCTCGTAGTGTTATGGAAGAGAAATATGATGATTTCAGGAAGCGGGAAGATGAATTTTTAGCTTATATGCCGGAAAGGGAAATTGACCGTCTACGACGGAATGAAAGGGAACAGGATGGTGTTCCTCATTATACGACTATAGTAGTCCCATATGCTTATGCACAGTTAATGACTGCACATACTTATTGGGTATCAGTATTTCTGTCACGGAATCCTGTTTATCAATATCAAGGACGACACGGTGAACCTCAGAATCGGGTTCAGGCCGTTGAGGCTCTTATTGATTATCAGGTAGGTCTTGGTAAGATGTTAGTGCCAATGTTTGCTTGGCTTCTTGATCCAGGTAAATATGGCTTTGGTGTCGTGGGAAATTACTGGGAAGAAGAAGTACGGACGATTTCAGAAATCATTGAGAAGCCTATTACGTTTGCTGGCTTTGCAATTGCAGGCAAAACACGGAAAGTGAAAGAAGTTCGTCGGATACCTGGGTATCAAGGGAATAAAATATACAATGTTAGTCCGCGAAACTTTTTTCCAGATACGTCAGTGCCACTATCACAGTTTCAATCGGGCGAATTCTGTGGGCGTACAACACCTGTAGGTTGGAATACTATTGTTAAACGGCAACAGGACGGGTCATATTTCAATGTTGATGTTGTTAAGAAACTGAATGAACTTGCACAGAATCGGGATGAGCAACTAGGTTCCGGTCAGATTAATTGGCCTGATTTAACTGAAACATCTACTACCCATGATGTGACAGATGTTAGTAAACAAGATCTTTTGGAAATAACTATTGAACTGATACCAAAAGATTGGGAACTGGGAACTTCGGAGTACCCGGAAAAATGGATATTTACAGTAGCAAATGAAAAGGTAATAATTGGTGCTCGCCCCTTTGGTGCAGTGCATGATCAATTTCCGTTTGCGATCTTGGAATATGAGCCAGAAGCGTACGCACTAACGAATCGGTCACTGTTAGAGATTGCGAAGCCTGTTAATGATGTTATGACTTGGTTAGTGAACAGCCATATGTATAATGTTAGACAGACGATGAACAATCAGTTTATTGCTGATCCAAGCCGGATTTCGATGAATGATCTGAATGATCCTGATCCAGGCTTTATTGCTCGTGTAAAACCGCAAGGGTACGGACAAGACCCTCAGACAATGATTCATCAGATGCCTGTAGCGGATGTGACTGGAAATCATATGAAAGATATGCAATTAATGGAACGTATGATTCAGCAGGTTACTGGTGTTAATGATAATCTGATGGGAATGGTAAACGCTGGGGGGAGAAAGACTGCTACGGAAGTACGACAGTCTTCTTCTTTTGGCGCGAACCGTTTGAAGACTTCGAGTGAATACTATTCTGCTATGGGCTTCACTGATCTTAGTCAAATGATGTTACAGAATACACAGCAGTATTATGATCAAGAACAGCAGTACCGGATTGTTGGAGATTTGTCTGGGAGTGGTAATCCTTTCGTGGAAGTGACTCCGGAGACAATTGCAGGCTTTTACGATTTTATCCCGGTGGATGGGACATTACCTGTTGACCGTTTTGCGCAGGCGAATCTGTGGCGGCAAATATTTGCTGATTTACAGCGTTTTCCGAATATCCAGGCCACCTTTGATATGGGACGGGTTTTCTCTTATGTTGCGAAACTTGCAGGGGCTAAGAATTTTGATCAATTTAAGATACAAGCGCAGAGTCCGGAACAGATTGCAGCGGGTGCGGCATCTGGTAACCTTGTACCGGCAAACCAACCTGGGGGTTCTGCTCCAGCACAGATACCAAATGTGAGTAGTACGGGCTAATGGAAGACGAAAAGATAAGCCTTGATCGGGCAGTAAATGATCGGAATGCACTTCAGACCATGCTTGAAGGTCGTGGTTGGCAAGTGTTAATGGGGATCGCTGAGGGGCAGATTGGTACTAGGACTAATAGTATCATATTAAGGCCTTTGCACGAAACTGCAGCGATCTATGAACAGGAGTTTAGTAAAGGTGAAATTGCCGGTATTAAACTCTTTCAAAATATGCCACAAAATGCTATTGATGCACTAAGTAATGATATTGTGAAAGAGCAGCGACAGCAGAAAGCGGCGAAATCTGATGATAATGAGGTAAAAGATAATGAATCAAACAGCAACAGAAACGCCCCTTGATACTGAGGGAGAAGTAGAAGAAACTAAGCCTGTCATTGAGGAGTCGGTTACTACCGATTCTTCTGATGATTCAACAGACTTTGGTGATGTTGATCAGGAATTGTTCGATGAAACGGATGAATCTGGTGATACTGATCTAGGTGATACTGTCGAGGAAAAAACACCAGTTAGTGAGACTGAAACTACAGCAGAGGAAACACCCCAGGAGACTCCGGCCACAGCGCCAACAGAAACTCCTGCCGTGGAGACCCCTACCGCAGAAACGGAAACACCAGCTGAACCTGCTACACCCGAACAGACGCCACCAGTAGAAGAACCGCCTACTGCTGTACAGCAACCCGAGGAGTCGCCAGCGGAAACGCCGGCTGAGCCCGTTGATTACGCTAAAATGCGTGCAGATGCTGCAACAGAAATTCAGGAAAGGTACGCCCTGTCTGAAGAAGATGTTCAACTTATGACAACCGAACCAGAAAAAGTTCTACCGAAAATGGCTAGTCGACTGTATATGGATGTGTTTGAAAATGTGACGCAAGGTATTATGGGCGCCATACCTGGAATGATCCAGCAAACGATTCTGTCACAGGAAGCTGTTCGCCAAGCTGATAATGCTTTTTATGGGAAGTGGAATGGTAAACTTGATGCAGGCAATAACGATCATAAAGCAATGGTTGATCGTGTTGGAGCTGTATACCGTCAAGTTAACCCGAATGCTACAAAGGATCAATATATTGCGGAAGTGGGAGCGCAAGTGTTAATGGCGCTTGGTATCCCTTTTCAAGATATTGTTGATGCACCGGCGGGAGATGTAATACCTCCTGTAACACCGGCGACACCTGCAGCAATTACACCACCCACTACCCCGCGAAAGATGAATCAGTTTGAGTCACTGTCGGAAGAATTTCTGGATGAAGATCAAAACTAATTTGAGAGGTAATAGAAATGGCTTTAGCAGATAGTGTAGCAGGTATGCGTGGTACTGGTGATTTCAGTACAGATGAGCGTCCAAAGAATTTTCGTGAGTTAATACTTTGGCGTGACCCAAACGGTTCAGCTCCTTTAACGGCGCTGATGAGTAAGATGAAAAAAGAAACTACGGACGATCCGGAGTTTGCTTGGTGGGAAGAAGAACAGAAGGCGATTCGTATAAAGGTTAGTGCGACAATCACTACTACGATCACGACAGTAGCATTGGTTACTACTGAAGACGCAACTGCACTTGATCTTGTAGCGGGTGATTTACTTCTGGCGGAAGTAGCTGAAACTACAACTTTCGGTTTTGAAATTGTGGAAGTAACCAGTACTCCAACTACAATCGGTACGGTGGCGATCACTCGTGGAGCAGCTGGAACAACTGCAATTAGTCTGGTGACAAATTCGTATTTGTTAAAGATCGGTTCATCCTTCGATGAAGGTACAACCAGTCCAGATGCGGCAAGTCGCAATCCGGTGAAGAAGAACAACTACACGCAGATCTTTAAAACTGCGTATCAGTTGACTAACACCACGAAGGCAACCCGCTTCCGTACTGGTGATCCGCAGAAGAATGATAAGAAACGTAAGGCTTTTGATCATGCTGTGGCGTTGGAACAGGCTTGGTTGTTTGGGTATAAGAGTGAAACAGGCACGAAGCGTACAACTGGTGGTCTGTATCAGTTTCTTGTGGATGCGTATGATGCAACGAACTCTCCGACCATCAAACAGTTAGTGGCAACGACTGCAACGGAAGAAGATTTGTTGGATGCTTGTACAGGTATGTGGGATTACAATGTTCCTGAATCAGGTGATCAGCGTTTGGCCCTGTGTGGTAATGGTTTCCTCAACCGTTTGAATAAGATTGTGGCTGCGGACGCTAAAACTCGTATCAATTACAATGGTGTGATTACAGCCTTTGGCATGAAACTTCACGAATGGTCGTTCCCTCAGGGTTCGATTTTCATGAAGACTCATCCATTGATGAACACGAATTCACTGTTCACTAATGGGTGCTTCATGATTAATCCTCCAGGGATTCGTTATCGTCCGCTTGCGGGACGTGACACATCTATGCAGGATAACATTCAGGCAAATGACGCTGACCAGACTAAGGGTCAGTGGTTGACGGAAGCCGGGGTGGAATTCCAGCATCTTCGTTCCATGCGTTATGTAAACTTCGCATAAGGAGGATAGGACAGCGGGGAGTGAAAGCTCCCCAAAGTCTGATCAATTATGGCAAAATATAATTTACCAGCACTACCAAAAAAGAAGGAACCGAAAGGTATTGATGTCCCCGCAATGGTATATCCTGATGAGTATGATCGATCAGTTCGTATCCCTATAACTAAAGAAATGATTGAAGCTATGACGGTTGGGGAAACAGTAGAGATTGTACTGATCGGAAAAGTGAAAGGACTTGAAAGTCGAGATGTAGAGAAAGGTAAGAATAGAGCTGAAGTTAATCTTGAAATTACGTCAGTAGAAACCGAAGAAACTAATGAATTTACGAAACTGGCGGAGGATGATTAATGCCGGTTTATGTAGTAGTACGGGAAAATGAATACTTTAAACGGGGCACTTATTGTGAGGATATTGACGGCGGACTGATTCAGCAAACGACAATGGAAATGGATAATGGGAAGTATACTTCCTATCGTCCGTATGGGATAGCGATACCTCAAAAACTTGTACGGGATTTCATACTCCGTATTCAGAAACATGGTATTGATATGAGGGGGTTGAAAGGATGAGTAAGAAAGAAAAGGTTGTAAATCTACCGAGAGCAAGAGTCTTTGTGTGCGTACCGAGCGGGGATACCTGGAAATCGGGGTTCGGAAAAAGTCTCGCTTTAATGTTTAGTTATGCTAGTCGTTTCCCTTTTCCGGGGTATGCGGGGCATACACTTACACTGTTGACCGTGGAAAGTAGTATGCTCTGTGCAAGTCGAGAGAAACTGGTAATGACTTCGTTACAGAAAGGGGCGACTCATGTTCTGTTTCTTGATTCTGATATGAACTTTCCTATGACTACACTGCATCAGTTACTGGCGCGGGAAAAAGATTTCATCTGCGCCGCCTATACTACACGATCTGCGAATTGTTTTCCTGTCGGTAGTTACGCAAACGGAGATAAGGTTAATTCAAAAGGAAAGACGGGGATTGAAAAGATACAGCATGCTGGCTTCGGTGTCTGTCTCATTAACACTGATTGTATTAAAAAACTGCGTCCGCCACTATTTCTGATGGATTGGATACCCGATACCGGAGGATATTGTGGTGAAGACGTTTACTTTTCGATGAAGATGGAAGAGGTGGGGGTTGACCTTTGGGTCGATCATAATCTGTCGAATGAAATAGGTCACATTGGTACGAAAACATATACTTTCGCTGATGTGGAAGAAACTGAAATTGTTACTCAAAATGAGTATAAGCAAATACAGGAGAATTAATTATGAGTCTTAGAATAAGGTTAACGAACGCGGTAACGGGAGTTGCTGAATGGTTGAAAGGTATAAATGGTGCAGCGTACATATATAATCCAGAACTTCAAGACCCTGTAACTACAGAAATCCGAAGAATATTTGCTGAAATAGGGGCTACGACTTCTGCAATATTATTGGGAGAAACTACACCTACTGCTATAGATGGAGATGAATTAGTTGAATGGAATTCTTTCACTAACTTACCAAAACGTATTAGAGCAATTTCCTCCGGAATGCCGGTGGTTGATGGGATGATGGGCTGGTTATTTGTAATAAATGTTTCTAATCCAACTGCTGCTGCTACTTTAATCAATAACGCATGTAAAACAGGAGTAGATGCAGACGGTGTGGGTGAAGCACTAGCCGCGTCTGTAGATGGTGATATAAGTTATGATACTTATTTCGTACCTTTAAACGGAGTAGTGGAGTTTAAATTTGATACTCCTATAGCAGATGTATATATCTCTCCTATAACAGCAGGCGCTACCGCAGCAGTATCAGATGGGTACTGTCAATTGGAATTTAGACCATGAGCGCCAATAAACTAGCATTACCTGACATTAATGTTCCCTACATCTGGCTACCGCTAAATGATGCAGAAGGGCTTGCGCCTGTAGATTATGGTAATACAGGAGCAAGCTGGACAGCGGTAAATACGAGTGGTACTGCTTGGACGGACACGCCGGGATTTTTTACAGGTAGTGCGGGAGCCCCTCATAATTACATTTACACCACTAATACTGATGTGACAGACCTTTTTAACTTTCTAACTGGGGCGACTGAAAGTGTTGGTGGTAGAATATTGTTTCTGTCTTATAAAGTAAATGGGGCGGCAGATGATGGAGTGATTTTTCAATTAGGATCACGCCATTCTTCCAGTACAGGCTATCAAATTTTACTCGGTGGTACGGGCGATGATTTACAGATGCTTGTGAATGGGCCTGAGGCAGAGACTCCTGAGAAAATACTCCAGTCTACTGCCGTACCAACATCAGGCGAATCGCATATCTGCCACATGTTTGATGGTAAGAATGGGTCTGCCATCTCATGGTTAAATGGTATTCAATCTTATAATGCTACAGATTATGATGATTTTATTTCCTTTGTTAATGATATTACCTTAACACCAGAAATTCTTATGCTTCTGTGCAGGAATTTCAGCACCACACTCACACCCAATCCTGAAAATCCTTGGGTAGGCGGAATTAAGGAAGTATTTGCAGCCGATTTAACAACCTTGAATAGTCCTTGGCAATATGCAGAGCCAGTTATGCGCGGATTATATCTCGGAAATAAACCACCACCAATCGCGGAGAAATGGTAATGGAAACTTGGGGGCAAGAACAACTTGCAGCAGTACTCGGTGCTAGAGACGCGGCAACCTGTAAAGTATTGGCTGTATCTTTAACGGGTGGCGATATGACCGTTAACGGAGTAACTCAGACACCGGTGGCAGTTGGTACAGATCATCCAGATGCGCCGGGTAATGGTGGTGATGATTCTGGCCCAGCACAAGCATGTTTTGCAACATGGTTTAGTGTAACGGCATCGGGGATAACTGGACATACCGCGACGCAGGGTTCTAATTCAATATCAGGAACAATTCCTGCATTTCCACAAGCGGGACAGAATTATACACTTCCCGTTACAGCTTGTGATGATGGTGGGGAGGCTACAGCGATAGGTAGTGCTGGATATAGTTATATACGTTCACTTTATGATAGCGGTGTGACAGTTCCGTTTATGTTGAAAACTGATGATCCTGTATATGCTGATTTAACACAAGTAGATGATTCTTCTTTTTCCGGGCATCAATCTACAGGTGCGGCAAATACCACCTTAAAAGAATACGATTATGCGCTGGCTTATGTCGCTCAACTTGGGTTATTGGGTGATCCATCTGATGATGCGATAAGAGATGGGCATGACCCCGATAGGAAGTGGTGTCTTAGAAATATCCCTCACTTGTTTATGATGGGTGATCATCCATTCACTGATAATATCGGATGGACAAATGTAGCTCAAAGCACAGCTCAGTGGGCACCGGGTATTGCAGTATGGGACGCTCTTTATGGTTCGGTAATGCCACCAAGATTAAGTGGTGAATCAGACTTTACAGATCATACAGAAGCTATGCACTGGGGTATTTCATTAGGTGATATTAGAATTTTCGTCGGCGATAGAACAACAGTAGCAGACGGTTCGGCAGGTCTTGTTTCTTATGGTGATACTCAGATAGATGAGGGGTTAACGTATCTTAATGCTGGAAGTGAGTTTCATAAAGTCATGGTACTTGGTAGTTGTATTCGTTATTTAGATGGTGATGAAGATGGGGCGTCTGGTGCAAATGAGCCTTTATACAATGAACGACCAGTGGAGTACCAGCGACTTGTTACTGATGATGCTGATATTAGTGGTCAGGACGGTATGCAAGAACGCTATAACGATGCAGCGGGCGCATGGACATGGAGCGTGTGGACTTGTGACCATCATAACGGACAAGCGTTACGGCATGAAAAGGCAGCGGCAGGTAATTTTGATGTTACTGAATCTTATGTATCCATAACAGCGGGGACAAGTTTCGGTAATCAAAATCATTCCGTAGATATTTCATTGGTTCCCGGCGCTAGCTTTAGTGATACGACTATGGATTATGTATCTCAGGACTATGCTAGTAATACCCGTATTAATACTTTAGGTTTGATTGAAGTAGATGGAACAAGATCAACTAAACGAGTGATTCAGAAATTAGTGCGAACTAACCATGAAGTCCTGTGGCAAGGTCAGTGGGAAGATGGGCAGAGTGGAAACCTACCGGGCAATGTAACTACAAAATCAGTATAAATAAACGACTAAGGTATATTAACCATGACACAAGAAGTTCCAGCAAAATGCGCAGTTGCTGATCATCGGATAAAGGTTTTAGAAGGTTTAGCGAAACAGCATCATGAAGAGCATTTAGAAATGATGAAAACTGTAGCTGGTAGTTATTCTAAACTGGAAGGTATTATTAATGCTTTTCATGGGCATTTAGATAGGTGTAGGAATGAGATCAGGGCTGAAATTGATAGGGATTTTGTGAAACAGCCAGAGTTTGTTAAACTAAAAGCGAAAGTAGAAACACTTGCAACATCAGATCAGGTTATAAATCTTAAAGGAGATATGCGAGTTATGGCGGTTAAAGTTGGTGCACTTGTTAGTATTATTACTCTTATTGGGGTTGCATTAATACAGTGGGTATTTAAAACTAAAATACATGAAGCACTATAATGTTTAAGTATTCAAAAAGAAGTCAATTGAAATTATCTACCTGTGATGAACGGTTACAGCAACTGTTTAATGAAGTGATTAAACATAGAGATTGTACAGTAATCTGGGGGCATCGAGGAGAAGAGGATCAGAATCGTGCTTTCGAAAATGGATATAGTAAAGCTAAATGGCCTGATAGTGAACATAATGATTTACCAAGTAATGCAACAGATGTGATGCCTTATCATCCTGATGAACCTCACATTCGGTGGGACGATACACAAGGGTTAATTGAATTTGCTAATTTTGTAGAAGGGATAGCAGCAGTAATGGGGATTAAAGTTCGGTGGGGAGGAAGATTTAAATCCTTTTTTGATGGGGCACATTGGGAATTAATGTGATGAATAAAGTAATTGAAACCATTGAACAAGGAAGAACTATTTATGTTGCATTAGCTATCGTTGTTAGTGTTAGTGTGTGGGCAGCAGATCAGAGATATGTTACTGATGCATCTATGAATAGTTATGTTATTCAACAACGATTACAAGTTATAAATGATGATCTTGATGATCTTGAATCTGTACCGATAGTTAAATTAACTGATCGTGAACGAGGTAAACTGAAACGCAGACTTCGTGAACGTGAGGAATTATTGAAAAAGATAGGAGAAAAGTGATGAAGAATTTATTTATGTTTTTGCTATTATCTGTAGTATTTATTAATGTTTATGCCGCCCCAGAGGATTACGATTCTCTGAGAGTCGATCGTGATGGTTTGAGCTGGGTGCCGCCCACAACGGATACTCATGGCAACCCTTTACCACTTATAGATAGGAATGTTGCTTATTGCAGTAATACGCCTGGAGTTAATGCGGCGAATACCACTTTAACTTTTGATATGCCTGGAGATGCTTCTAGCTTTCCCTACGCCGGTACTTTTGCAGATGGGCAATGGCATTGTAGGATTACTACTATAGTAAATTCACTACCGATACCAGAGTCGGGGTATTCTAATGAAACAAATTTTATTGTAGTGGGGGGAATTGCACCGTACCTAGCTCCACGCCCACCTACGCAACTGGAATAATAGGATTGTTGATGCTGTTAATAATATTATATTGGAGGATATGCAGATGATAAAATGGCTATTAATTTTTGTACTATTGCTTCAAGGGTGCGAAGGTCTCGGTATTGTTAATGCCAGAGCAGAAAATGCTATGGATGATCTTATCATCTTAAATGAAACTATACTCTGTGAAAAGATTACAAAAAAAAAAAAGAAAAAGCGATATGGAAATAGTGAAGAACGAAAACATGATTATGAAAACTTTTGTAACGGTGGATTTTCACCAACTAAAGAGGACTAAGATATGAACGGTAAAAAAACGTATACAGTAATACTAGCGGGACTAGCTATAGTGGCTGGTTCTTATTTTCAAGGGCAGATTGATGTAGCACAAGCTATTAATCAAGTAGTAGTACTGCTTGGCATCGGTACAGTTCGCCATGGAGTATCTACTGGCGCATAATGTTTGATAATACTGTAAAAGTAGAATGGCCAGAGGGGGAAGAAAGGTTAATGCGATTAACTGAGTCCGTAACTTTTACTGATAAAAACGGTAAAGATTGGACAGCCGGTATCGGTAATCAGATTAATGGTGCTAACATTCCTTCTGTCTTCTGGTCGATTATTGGTTCTCCTTTTATAGGTTTTTTCAGACGTGCGAGTGTTTTACATGATGTTTATTGTATGCTAAAAAGTGAACCACATGAAATGGTACATCAGATGTTTTATGAAGCAATGCTTGAAGATGGAACTGCTCCTATACTGGCTGAGAAAATGTATCTAGCAGTTGCTATATTCGGGCCTAAGTGGGATATGGATGGGAATGAATTAGAAGTGATAGAGCCAGAAAATGGTATCGACTGGTTTAATAGTTAATTAATCGGGCAGACTATTAACAATAGAACGACCGGAGAAATACATGAACAGTGAAGACATAATTTCAACGATTAAAAGACGTCTTGGTAACCGAACGGATCAGGATACAAATATACTGACGGAAATAAATTTTCAACAGGAATTGTTGGAACTAGCTCCGGCGTTACCTTGGTTTTTGTTTAAGGCCGATCCGGGTACACCGCTTGTTACTGTAGCCGGTACGGAAACTATCGCGCTTCCTACAGATTATCTTAGAGCGGCCTCAGCGGATAGTGATGAAGGTACAATTTGGATTACAGATTCGGACGGTGAAAGGCAGAAAGTGGCTCGTGCGGGATATGATGAACTGATTCGTCGCTTTGATAGTGAAAGTAATGATCTCCCAGTAGGGTATGCGATACGGGGAACAACCATGTACTTCCGGCCTATCCCGGATGCAGTGTATACCCTTGTGTTCCCTTATCTTGCTTCTGTTAGTGCTTTTGCTAATGACAGTAGTGAAACCCTTTGGGGGCAATATGCACCAGATCTTATTATGGCCGAAACAATTTTAGCCCTTGCTACCGACTTACAGATGAATAAACCAAAGCATGCTGTTGATGTTGCAAGAGCACGGAAACGGATGGACGATGAGACTACGGCAAGAGAAGAAGCTGGCCGTCTACGCCGGATGGGGAGTAGTTAATGACTATTGAAAGTGCAACATATATTGATGAACTGAATCAGGCAAACCCGGAAGGTACGGCGGATCGGTCGGAATCCGATAATCACCACCGTTTAATTAAAGCGGTACTGTTAGCATCGTTCCCTAATATCAGTGGAGCAATGACTGCAAGTGATACTGAATTAAATTCTCTTGATGGAGTAACTGCAAATGTTGTATCTATATTAGCAGCAGCAAATTATGCAGCAATACGAGCCTTACTTGATCTTGAAGTAGGAACAGATTTTAACGCTTATGATGCAACACTTGCTTCTATTGCCTCATTAGGTACTGTTGGGGATAGAATATTATATACAACAGGAACTGATACTTGGGCAGAAAACGCGATCACATCGCTTGCTCGAACGTTAATAGCTGATGCATCTGAAGCAGCAATGCGAAGCACATTAGGTTTAGGTTCACTTGCGGTTCAAAGTCAAATAGATGAAACTGACTTAGATTGGTCGAGTCTTCTTGGGGTCGCACAAACCCAAATGAATAATGTAGAATTTTCTACAACATCAAATGTAATGACTACTCGAGTTTCTGTTCCTTTATATATTCCAGTAAACGCTAGTACGTTTAATTATGCAGCAATACAAAAGGGAGATGGTGGAACAGCTGTACCAGATTGTAGATTAACCGGGCCAGCTAACGGAACAACTATATCAGGTACAACAGGGTCTTCCTATGCAATTGCTTCTGGAGGTACACTAACCGTATCAGGTTCAGCTGGGTCATGGGTAATGGTTAATCTACAATCGGCTAGAACAGGTGGGTCAGGAACAGCATATGTACAGGGTGTAACGGGTTACTTTACGTAAGGTATAAATTATGGCAATTGAAGCAGCGGATTATATTGATGAGTTAAATGAGGCGTATCCTGCAGGGACAGAAGATAGGAGTACAAGTGATGATCATCTACGATTACTAAAACACGTATTGCTGACTACTCTTCCTAACATTAGTGGAGCAATAACCCTTACGGATACTGAATTGAATGCGGCAGCAATACTTGTTTCAGCTCCAGCTAGTGCTTCAGCCTCAGGAACGGCAGGAGAAATAGCCTATGATACAGATTATTTTTACGTTTGTACTGCAACTAATACTTGGAAACGGGTAGCAATCGCTACTTGGTGATAGGATAAATTATGGCAACTAGAGCAGAAGTTATACAACAAATTGAGCGGCGACTTGTAGCTCGTCAGTATGAAGAACTTACTTGGTCTGATATTACGCAGGTTGTGAGTACATTTACTCCCGCGATCAGAACACAGTTAGTGGAACACGCAAAATATAATAATAGTAGAAAGTTTACTAATATTGTTTTTCAAGCTCTTCGTACCCGTGTTACTAATAAGGCAAGAGCAGAAGCGCAAACAATGATGGCTGATGATACGTTAACCCTAGTGGATTTACAAAGGTTTCTGTAATGCCAATTATTCCGATCACAGACCTAGGCCGCGGCGGTATCATTCGGGATATACCAGCCCACGCACTCCCACTAAATGCGTTTAGTTCTGGTGAAAATGTTCGTTTCCGTAATGAAGCTCTTGAACGGGGGAAAGGGCAAACTTCTGTTATGGACACGCCCACCATTGACCCTTATTTCCTTATGCCTTATGATGATGCTGTTAACCTAGTTTGGTTTTATGCTAACGCAACAGCTATCTATCGTTCAACAGGGTTAGCTTCAACTGATGTAACAAGAACTACAGGTGGTGCTTACAGTGCTGATACGTATCCTCTCTGGCACGGGGGAGTCTTGGGCGGTGTACCGATACTGAATCATTACAATTTAACTGATGTACCTCAGTATTTTGATGGAACTGATTTTGAAAACCTAACAAATTGGCCTACAAGTAGTCCTAGTTGGTATGCTAATAATGTTGGAGTCTATAAGAATTTTCTTGTTGCTATTGATATGCAAGAAGATGGGGTTCGTTATCCTACCCGAGTTCGGTGGAGTGATGCGGCTGATCCAGGAGCAGTACCGGCAGCTTGGATTCCTGCTGCCAATAATAGTGCCGGAAGTAGTTCTCTTAGTGAAACGACAGCTTTCGTAATTGATCAGGCAGTGCTGGCGGAATATAATATACTGTATAAGGAAGACAGCGTCTGGGCTATGCGTTTTGTTGGTGGTGAGTTTGTTATGGCCTTTAGTAAACTGTTTGATAGTTTCGGTATCCTAACAGCCCGTTGTGTTGCTTCTTTTCAGCGTAAACATTTTGTAGTAACTCGTGGTGATGTTATTGTACATAATACACAACAGTTTGAATCTGTTATTACTGATCGGTATAGGGATCGGCTGTTTAATACAATGGATACAGATTATATTGATAATACTTTTGTTGTTCCTTTTTATGCTCGTGATGAAATGTGGATTTGTTATACAGAATCAGGATCAACGGATGGACTACCGACACGCGCCTTGATTTGGAATTGGAAAAGTAATACTTGGACAGAACGGGTACTGCCGGGGATAGCTTATATCGCTAATGGTAATATTCCATCAGTTACTGAAACAACAACATTTGATGGACAGAATACAAATATTACTATAAACGGAACTTTTGATGCAGACAGTAATTGGGGTAAGGGTACAGGTTGGACTATTGGTTCAGGGGTTGCGACACATGCGGCGGGAACAGCTTCAAATTTAACGGCAAGTGTTGCTCCACTAACGTTAGCGATAGAGTATACTATCATCTTTGATGTAGTGAATTATGTTGCTGGAACAATTACTCCGTACATAGGTTCTGGTGGAACCGGTACAGCACGATCTGCTGATGGAACGTATCAAGAAACAATAACTTGTTCAGGAAGTACTGATTTATATTTTGCAGCTTCTAGTGCTTTCGATGGTGATATTGATAATGTTCACTGTTCAATAAAAGTATCTTTCGATAGTGACTCTGGTGCTTTCGATACTCGAACTTATCAGCCAGCAAGTGATAGTCTCGTTGGCGGTATGCCTGGAGGATCAAAAACTTTTTATGAAATGAATACTGGGAACCAATATGATGGGGTTAATTATCGAGCTTATGCTGAACGTATTGGACTTCCGGTAGCGGGTGTAGATCGTTTCGGAAAACCTATAGTTGACCTTGGAAAAGTAAAGTTTATTCGTGCCCTTTATCCGAAGGTAACAGCAGATACTGGAACAACACTGACAGTATATATTGGAAGTCAAATGGAAATTAATGGAAGTATTGCTTGGGGAAGTCCTTACTCTTTTGATCCGAGTACTGACCTTAAAATTGATTGTGCTGTTACAACCCGTTTTGTTTGTGTTCGTTTTGAGTCTACAGAAAATAAAATGTGGGAGATACAGAGTTATGATCTTGATCTTGATGTGGTAGGTAAATTCTAATGGCTTCTACTAGCCGCTTTAGCCCGTCACCGTTACCGACAGAGATTCCTGATCTTGTTCGGGCACTGGAAGATGAATTCCGGAAAGTGCAAGCAGCAACTGATGCTATCATTGAAGGGAATCGGGAAGTACGAACAGCAGAACCGGAAAGGCTTGTAGAAGGAATGATTGTTGTAGCTGATGGAACTGAGTGGGATCCTGGTCACGGTTCCGGACCTTATATTTATAAGGAAACTGATGATGAATGGCACCCTTTGTTTGATATAACTGCTGGTGTTGTTGTCGCAAGGAATAGTGCAGCTGCTGATGGAACCACTAATGAAGTTACAATATACAGTCATACATTACCAGCTAATTTTCTTCATACAGGAGACATTACTAAGTTTTTTCTATCGGGAGTATATTCAGCTGCTAGTGCTTCCCGATACTGGACACTACGTTTTAAGCTTGGGGGTTCAACTTTACATACAATTGTAAAAGCGGCTAAAGCGGCCACTGATGAAGCGTGGATGGCTGAAATGACTATGACAACACGTTCTGAAGGGGCTACAGGAACTGTTATAGATTATATTTTTATACAAGATAATGGTGTTATTTATGGGTCAGCGGATACTACTGTTCACACTGTAGACACAACCGGAACTTTAGTGCTAGAGGTAACAGCCCAATGGGATACAGCTAATGCTGGTAATCTAATGTATTTAGATCAGGGTTATCTAGAGGTGCATCATCATTAATGGAAAAATATGATATATCTGGTGTTGAGATTGCTAACATTCCTTTACTGTGGGAACAGGTAGCTCCGCTTATTGAACAAGCTTTGGAATACGCTGAAGGAGAGTACCTCGTTCAAGATATTCATAAACTGTTAATGTACGGTAAAATGCAATTATGGATAGCTGCAGATACAGATTTACAAGGGATTGTTGTGACTGAATTTATTACTTTTCCACAGAAAACTGTAGGGCATATGGTGCTGATTGCGGGAGAAAATTTGGATAACTGGGATCATGTTTTTGATCTTATTGAAAAGTGGATGTATGAAGAAGGTGCTGATCTCGTTAGAGCTTATGCACGTCCTGGGTTTACTACAAGAGCAATAGCGCATGGCTATGATTTTACTTATCAAATCTATAGTAAACCTTTACGAATTCCCGTTAATGAGATCCATTAGAGGATAATATGAAAATACATACACGTACAGTTTATGATTTTATGACTGGTGATGTACTGGAAGATGATTGGTATGAGTATGAAGGGGAAGTAAGTAAGGCGGGTGGTGGTAATGGCGGAAGTCCGACAGCAACGACAACGACCGTGCAACCGCCTCAATTTGCTGTTCCTTATATGCAACAGGTACTGGGTGAGGCTCAGAGACAGTTTCAGGCCGGCCCTGCTCAACCGTATCCAGGACAGACACTAGCGCCAGTTACACCACAACAGACACAGGCTCTGCAACAAATTGAGACCGGTGTTATCCCGCAGGCGCAACAGACAGCGCAACAGACAGCACAGGCACAGCGGGATCTGTTTGCTCGAGCTGACCCAACAGCTAACCCTTATTTTGAACAGATGATGCAAGGGATTATTGATCCGCTTACGTCACAGTTAACGTCACAGATACTGCCACAGATCAGTCGTGGTGCAGTCAGTGCTGGCCAGTTTGGTGGAGCGCGACAGGGAGTACTGGAACGTGGGGCACTTTCCGATTATGAAGCAAATGTATTAGCGCAAACGGGACAGTTAGCGGGACAGTTGTGGCAACAAGGTACAGGAGCACTACAAACAGGAGCAGAATTATCACCACTTGTACAGCGACAGCAATTGATACCTTCACAGTTATTGAGTCAGGTAGGGCAAACGCAGAGAGGTTATCAACAGGAAACGATACAAGATCTTGTAGCACGGTACCAAGCAGAACAAGCTGCACCGGGTGCCGGGCTAGAACAGTATGCAGGAATACTTAGTGGTATTATTCCAGGTCTTGGGCAAACATCTACCGGAATGACTACACAAGCAACCGGAGGTACTAGTCCTATTAGTAGTGCTGTTGGTGGAGCAGCTACAGGTTACGCACTTGCCGGCATGACTCAAGGTGCAGTTGCAGGTCCTGTTGGCGCAATTGCTGGCGGTATTCTTGGTCTATTAATGAGTTAATGAGGAGATAATTATGCCACAATATATACCGGGAGTACCTTTTGAGTTACCTGAACCAGAGGTACAAATTCCTCCCTTTACAGCACAAACCTTTATGCCGGGTACAGTTGATCCATTAGCGCAAGAGTTACCAATAGGTAATCTTGACCCAACACGAGTGCAGCAGAAATTAGCTGACCCACAGCAACGAAATGCTATGGCTGCACAGTTAGCACAAATGATGGGGAATCCGGGGCAAGAGTGGATTGATAAATTAGCTAATATGCCCGGTTTACAGTTACAAGTACCGGGACAGGAGCAGAAACCAGCAGCGGAAGCAGAACCTGAAGTAGTGCAAGGGCCTCCGAAAACACCGGAAGAACTGGGTGAACGTACTACCGGTTGGGCTTCTGTTTTAGAACAGTTGAATACGCCAGAAGGAACGGAGATGCTACTGCGTTTTGGGGCACAGATGCTGCAACCGAAACAGCCAGGACAAACTACCGCAGGACAATTAGGGCAAGCCTTAACGGGCACGATGGAAGCTTATAAAGCTGGGCAAGCACGGACAACTGCAGCAAAAGAACGGAAGGAATTGTTACGACTGAAAACGGAAAAAGGTGGGCGGGAAGCAGCAGCAGCTAAAGGTGAACGGGAATTGACTGCAGCTAAAGTGAAATATTATAAGACAGCTAAGACGGCTAAACCTGGGGCGAAACAGCAGTTACATCAGACGGTAGCTGAACATTTAATTACAACAGGACAGTTTCCTGATACGGAAGAAGGTAAAGCCGAAGCGTTCCTTTTTGCCCGTAACTTACCTGAACCGAAAGCGCAGGAAACACGGGAAGCGTGGGTAGCTAATGCGGTGGCGAAACAACTGGAAAACGTTGCCGCACTTGGTAAAGGTCTTAGTGAAACAGAACGTAATGAACTTATTACGGGAGTACAGAAATCTGCTGATACGTTGTTTAAAACGGAAGCACCGACTACGACTGGGGAAGATGCACAGATGATGCAGAAATTGCAACAGTATGAGCAGTCACGGGCAACAGCTGGTAATCCGGTAACGGAAGGTGCTCGAATAAAAGACCCTGAATCTGATGCTGTGTTTAAGTATGTAGGCGGTCGTTGGACGCGTGAAGGGGTTTAATAATGGCACTAGGTTTTATTGAACTGGATGAGGAAGAAGAAGTTGTACCGGCAATACAGGCTGTTGCACCTGACAGTTTTGGTTTTCAGGAATTACCTGAAGCCACCGGTCTAACGGTGAAACAGGAAGAAATTCCGCAGCCGACACTCGGTACTGAAAGTTTTCAGTTACAAGAACTTCCCCCGGAAGATGATACGGATGAACCGACACTAACGGAAAAGCATACAACAGAATTTTTAAAGATGGTAACGGGTACTGCCCTTCACCTTACAGGACTGGCGGAAGCAGGAGCCACGATAACTCCAGAGAACCTGGGAGCAAGTTTAAAGGCGACGGTAAAGGGAATCCCTGGTGGTGCAATTAAAGCTGCAGGTGCCGGTCTAGATTATCTGGATCAAACACTTGACTTTATCGCCCTCGGTTTCGGGGACTATAGTGCTTACGAAAAAAGAGAAACAGCTCTCGGAACAGCGGCAGAAACGGTGACGGAAACGGGAGAGGAACTAACGGAACTTCCAGATGAATTGAAAGAGCTTTCACCGTTTAATCCGCTGCGGGCTATGGTTGGTGGTGCAGAAAGTTTTGGGTATATGTTACCGGCCTTAGCTACCCATCCTATTGCTGGTGTTCCGGGAGTACTAGGAACAATGGCAATTACGGTAGGTGGACAGGAAGCTCGAAGGATGCGGGAGGAAGAAGGGTATTCAAAACCGGCTGCACTCAGTCTCGGTTCACTATATGGATTAGCGGAAGTTGTTGGCGAAAAAACTCCGATGAAGATACTGTACGGTAAATGGGGAGATAAGTGGGTTAAAGAACTGGGACAGTTTGCGCTACGGGAAGTAGGACAGGAATCAATAACGGAATCCTTGCAGTATGCACTAGATGTTTTAGCTACAGATGAAACGTTAGACCTTGAAACCTTCACTAATCGCTTTGGGCAGATGTTAGTGCAACTCCCTTTTACTCTCGGTTTGACAGCAGGAACAGTTAAACTGGGACAGAAGGTAGGGGATAAACTGGGACTGACACTAGACGCTAAAATTAAAAAGGAACTCGGACGATTACAGGAAGAGTATGCTGCGGAAGATGAAATTAAACAACGAGTGAAACCGGGAATTGTTCCTGAAGGGGAGGAGATAGTACGGACTGAAAAGGAAATGGGGTTCGTCGGGCCTACACTGGAAGGAGTATATACACCGGTTCCGTCTGAATACTTTGAAGTACAAGAACGGATTAACGCTATCAATGAACGGTTTAGAGAACTTGCAAAACAGTATCCACCACAGTCAGTACATAAACCTTTAGCGGTACAGAGGGATAATTTTAAAATGCCACTACCGGCTTCAGGCCGTCGTAGTATTGTTCAAAATGCAGGATATTCTGACGATCATGCTCAAGCAAAATTAAACCTTGGGCGGGAAAAAGGAAGGACAATTGATTTTAAAGCTGACCCGACACGAAACTTTTTTCATTATTTTCAAACGGATGAAGAGTTGATTACTAATGAACTCTATCTAATGACAGCGGAAGAAATTGATATAGATGAATATATTAGGGATGAAGATGGAAAAATTGATAGACCGGCTACAAGAAAAATGATTCGGAAACGGGCAGCAGAAAGAATCCCTGCAATACGAGCAGCACAAGCACAAACTATAAAGGCTTTGAAACCTTGGATAAACCGTTTTGTACCGAAGGGGACACGAGTAATCCTGGGGGATGGAAGTCCTATTAATGCTTTCAATCAGAGGGGGTCAGAATGGGCAGGTGAATGGGGACGAACTTATCAATTAGGAGCTAAAACTTATGTTATTGATATTAATTTTCCTACCTTTATTGAGGGTTATGAAGTGGGGTGGGTAATGCCGGAAAAAATGGCCCTTACCCGTCAACAATTACTGAATACGGCAGCTCACGAACTGGGTCATGATCTTGTTCGGATGATGTTACATAATGCTCCATTACATGTACAAGAAGCTGTATATGGAGAGTATGAACGGTATCTGATGGATGTTGGTAGAGCTGATATGTCTGCAACTGATTTCATTAAAGTTTGGCGTAGTCCAATACATCAGCAAAAAGAATTACCTAGGGCACAAGGTAGGACAGTTCAACAATTTGTTGATGGCTGGTCTGATAGTTCTAGTTATGTTCAGAATTTTGATGAGTATGCAGCAGAAAGGATTGCTACAAGTATACAGCAAAAAGCACCACTGAAAAAGCAAACGGTGGCTGAAGGTTTTTGGGCTAAGGTTGCGGAAGCTTTTGAGGCACTGTACAATGACTGGGTTAAGCCAGCGCAGACTGCTGAAACGATTGATATGTTTGTGGAACAGGCAGCAGGACAGAAAGAGCTTTCGACAATACGGGAACAGGCCGCACAATCACTTAGTGTTGCGGATGCGGAAGTACAACGAGAATTTGCTGTAAATACAAAAAAAGCTATTGCTGCTGCGGTAAAGGAGGCGACAGGTGCACCACCAGTACCGCCTACGGAAGGGGTTGAAGATTCAGAAGATGGTATGCCTTCGGATAAGAAAATTAAGGAAACAGTAGATACTTATAATAAAGGTGTACGTATCGGTCTGACACTGACACAGCTGGCGAAACTGAACCCGCATATTCAGAAACTGCAACAGTATGTGGAACAGGTACGCCAGTGGTTTAATACAAAAAACGCTTGGACACTACGGGCTGATGAAACACTGAAACAGTGGCAGCAACTGTCAGCGAAAGAAGCGGAATTACTGTCACAATTTTTGCTGGAACGAACTACACAATCGGACACACTGGAACGGAAACTGACAACGGATGAGTTTCTGGAACTAGCTGAAAAGTTTAAACTGACAGATGATATGGTTACTTTAGTGGATCAGATTGAAACTGATATGTTGGCGTCACTGGAAGCTATGGAACGATTGGCGTTACGGAAGGTGGAAGAAACTTATGCGGATAATCCGGTTGCCCTTGAGGCACAGAAACAGAGGGTACTTACGGAATATGAAGAACTAAAGAATCGTGATTATTTTCCATTATCTCGTTTCGGTGAGTATACGGTAACGGTTAGGGCTGATAAAGCTACACAGATTGATGGGAAACAGATTAAGGCCGGAGAAGTTTTCCACTTTGAAACTTTTGAAACATCAAAGGAAGCAAAGAAAGCTTGGAAAGAAATAAAGAAAAAGTGGGGGAAACACTATACAGTAGCGACAGGAAAGGTTACAGAAGATAATATGTCTTTCAATGGTATGCCTCCACAGTTAGTAAGAATGGTGAAACAGGTACTGGGGGAAGACCCTACAGCGGTTAGTCAATTTGATCAGTTACTGTATAAGATCAGTCCGTCTCGTAGTTTCGCTAAGAACTTACTGAACCGTAAGGGTACAGCTGGATTCAGTATGGATGCTATGCGGGGATATGCTATGTATTTCTCGCGTTTCTCTGGTCATATTGCAAGAGTAGAACATGCAGAGCAGATGCAGGATACTGTTGATTCTATACGGGAAGATGCACAACAGATACAGAATGAAGGGGGTGATTCTACAAAACGAACACAGATACAGGAACATCTTGCTCGGCATTACGAGTATATAATGAACCCAGGAAATGAATTTGCTAACCTTCGTGCAATTGGGTTTATTTTTTACCTTGGCTTTTCCGTTAAGAGTGCAGCAGTTAATCTGACACAGGTACCGCTTGTAGCCTATCCGCATCTGGCGGCACAGTTTGGGGATGCGGCAGCTGTAGCAGAACTAACGAAGGCGATGAAAGGAACGTATCAAATGTTTCGACATCCGGAGATACTGGAACCGGAATTGCAGGAAGCACTGTCACGCCTAACGGTTGATGGTATTATTGATCAGTCAGCAGCTACTGAACTTGCAGCAGTTAGTGAAGGATCGACACTGCAACGGTATGTGGCGGGGACAGTACTAGGTAGTGCAAAGGGAGCGAGTGCTGTACGGCAGAGTAGTTTTTATGCAGCATATCTGTTTCAGACCGCGGAGAAAGTTAATCGAAGAATTGTAGCTATTGCCGCCTTTCGTCTGGCACGGAAACAGGGAATGTCGCCTAATGCAGCGTATCTGAAAGCGCGAGATGCTGTTGAATCTACACAATATGAATACGCTATCTGGAACCGTGCTGAGTTTATGCGGGGTAAGAAATCTGTTGTCTTTCTGTTCTGGCAGTATATGCAGAATACAGCATTCTTTGCCTTCGGGGGTGATCCTGGTTGGTGGAGATTTATGTTAATGATGCTTGTATTGGGGGGTTTATCTGGACTTCCGTTTGCAGAGGATCTGATGAATCTGGCTAACTTCGCCCTTCGTAAGTGGGGACATCTTGCAGGTTGGAATAATCCGACAGCGGATGTACGGACGCATATGAAAGGGTTTGTGAAAGATCTAAATGTTAACCCAGACCTGATCATGCACGGCCTATCACGGAATACTTTTGCTATACCTCAACTGACAGCGGCAAAAGACCCAGCAGCTTGGCAAGGCTTTGACCTGTCAGGGTCACTGTCAATGGGGCGACTGATTCCAGGTACTGAAGGGTTAGCAACATATGGAGCTACACAAGACTTTCAGCAAGCCTTTCAATCTATCAGTACTGACTGGGGTGGAGCGTTTATCTCTATCCCACTGTCACTGATGCAGGCCTCTGCGGATAATCATCCTGACGGATTTAAGCGGTGGGAACGAGCACTACCGATTGCTGTGCGAAATGCGGCGAAGGCCTATCGGTATGCGCAACAGGAGGGTGATGTGTCACGGACAGGGGCTGTACCGGTAAAATTTGATGTTAATAATACTATGCACCGAGCAGAACTGATCGGGCAATCAATGGGGTTTACTCCGACGAGACTGTCAATGGAAAAAGATATTCGTTGGAATCAGAAACAAGCTGCACAATACTGGGAAACAAGACGGAGACTGATTATGCAGAATTATGATTGGTCAGTAGCGCATGGAGATAAAGATTCAGTGAAGGCGGCACGGAAAGCCTGGATGAAGTTTAATAGTCAGGTACCGAAAATTATTGGTGGTATTACTGGAAAGGATATGGTACGGTCACGGAAAGCGAGAGTGAAAGCGAGAGCGAAGGAAGAAGCACGACTACCGAAACAGAGACGGTATGGGCAACTGTATGAAGAGATTAGGGAACTGAATGAATGATTACTTCGGGACAGGTTCCATTAGCTTGGCGCAGTTCTGTTTCGGGCAATGGGTTTTGTTCCTACAAGTGCATTTTCCCAGTTTCACCTTCCGTTTCCAGTAGCGAAGGCCTCGATCGGATATGCCGAGATGCTTTGCTAACCGGGCGGTGTTCCATAAACGGTGGGAGTAAATGTATCCGTAGTTGCAACAAAATCCTTCGTGTTTAACTAAAGATTCGAATAGTTTATAAGCCATTATTTGTATCCTCTTGCAATTCCTGAAAGATGAAAAGGATGTCTTCACCTAACTGTTGTACTTTAATGATGCCAGCGGTGACTAATCCCGCAACAGCAATATCAATGTCCTGACCGCTTACTTTTGATAGGAAATGACGGTACACTTCCTGTTTCTTCATTCGTCGGTGAGTGCGGAGGAATTCGTGTAATAGACCGGTGATACGACCAGCGTCGTTTGCCCCCACCTGTTGAAACACTTTAGGCATGTCATATTCGAGAGCGGTAACCATAAGATTAGCGGCTTCTAGAAAATCCTTTTGTATCACTAAAGTGTCGGAACAGGCAGCTGAAAGAACCATAGCCAGTTTATGTATGTGTGTCTGTTTGCGGGCTATGTAACCGCCGAACTGAGCATCGGACAGATGTTTTGGTCGATTGTGATAGTGTTCCTCATACCATTGTACACCCCACTTTCTGGCTTCGAGACTGAGGTGATATGCTCCTTTCATTTGGGATATGATTTCCAGATCATGGACTAAATCAAGTTCCTGTTGGGCGAAACTAGTGGAAATGTGATCGGCAGGATACGCTATCAATTGTCGTTTCTGTTCACTATATACGAAAACGCAACGGGAAGTGAAACCGCCGCCTATCATGTATTGAGGGAAATTGCCAGCGATCCAAGCAGGGGTGGTGCAAGCAAGGATGTTGATCCAAGGGTTGACAATGATGTCGTCTCCGCAGGTTTTTGTAGCTTTCTTCCATGAACCTTTTTGCCCATCCCAAAGGGATACGAGAACGTCTACCATTTCCCTGTCGTTAGGGTTAAGGAAAGTGCCGAACTCTGAACTGACGATAGTGAGGGCGGACATTGGGTGGAACTCTTCCTCACCGTTAAGGCCTATAATTGGAACTTCTTCCGTACTGTTAGCGAGGGCTTGTGCTAACGCCTGCCATGTTACAGCATCAGGCCCGAAGTGTATATCGGGAAGTTTCCGTAACAGATTCATTCCGATACTGGCAGTAGTACTTTTACTAACGATGCCGGGAGGAGCTACAAAGACAATGTACATATTAGGTGTCCACTGGAAATACCCCTGGTCGATCCAGACACGGCGACGGAGGGCTCCGGCTACAACGGAAGCGGCTGTCCAGAAATGAAATTTATCGGGAGCTTCACTGTGCTTTGAATACTCCATGTAGGCTTGTATCCAATCTTTATGTTTACGCATGGTTATCCTTATTATAATTCGTTAAGTAATGTCTGTATTTTTTCTAGTGTTCTCTGTTTTCGTTTTTCTCGCATATCTTTTCCCAAGGGAATGAGGACTTCTATTGTACTGAAACGGTGGGAGCAGACTCCACACTGTCTTCGTCTTCGTATGGTTACACCACTCTTTCGTGAGTCGTATACAAAGGTCTTTGCACTAAAACATTCTGGGCATTGCATAAAGGCTCCTAATTGTGTGGGCGGTCAATTAATAATAGAACGGTCGGATTATTCCCAGGGTACTGGTTTACAGTCACCCCAGGATTTTTCGCTCATTTGAGCACCGACAGGAATTATCAGTTCATCTTCATATGGTACAGGGATTAGGAGTTGGTCACGGATTTTCGGGAGGAGGTAAGGGTAGTAACGTTTCTGAAATTGGAATACGAGGCTGTCATGGACTTGGATTAGAAGCTCAACCTCCGGTATATTCTCATCAAGGTTAGCCAGTCCTTGGTTGATAATAACGGCCACTGTTGATTGAGGTATCCAAGCAAGCGCTTCTGGAAGTAAGTGTTCAATTCGGTCGAAGTAGAATCGGCGGTAGCCGAAGGCGTTTTCAACATAGCGGCGTGTCTCCAGTTGGTGTTGGGTTCGGGTGTGCCACTCACGGATACCGGGATGGATTTGAAACCAGCGGTGTTGCATAATTTCCATTTGTCTTACTGTAGTACCAGCGGCGATAGACATGGTGCGAGCTTTGCCGCCATAGTTAGTACCGTGAACAAAAGCCTTGGCGAATACCCTTGCTTTTTTGTATCGTACCTTATGCTCCGGGTAGTTCGGGTGGGACTCGACTAGTTCATCTTCAGGTGGTGGCTCTTGTTGTTCTAGTAGTATCCCGTTCATAATGTGAAGATCGACACCGAGATGGAGTTGCCGCTTTAGGTCGGCATCATCGGCCTCCCATACTACCACCTGAAGATCGGCACGGTCAAGGTCAACGTCACACATAACGTAACCAGGATCAGGTACAAACAGTTTCCTTACGTTAGGTAAGGACATAGTTTTAGCTACCATTACCGGAGTGTCGATCCATGTTCTGCATTATCATTAATATCATCAAGTACTGAAACTGACGATTTATCTTTTATATTCTTTTCTTTAACCGCTTTCAGTACGAATAGAAAAACATCTTCCTCAATAGCTGCATATTCGACCTCAAAATTGGCCTTATATAAGTAACGGAAATCAGACATTGTCGTCTTCCCTACCTCTCGTTTATAGTTTTCTTGCGATAGAAAACCAAGCCAGTTCGGATGAAAAACACGGGTATGGCTAGGATCACCCCAAGCCCATTCACTAGTAGGAGCTGGTACGGTTGCAATGAATAAACCGTTAGGCTTTAGCAGTCGGTGGTATTCAGTAAACTCAGCAAAAAGAAATTCATAATCGCCCTGTACCGCGAGGTGTTCGAGAACTTCGTATGCATGAATTTCACTGAAAGTATTATCTTGAAACGGTAGAGGATGGTTACGCAGATCGTGTACAATATGAGGATTATGATCGGGATTAGAATCAAGTGTAACAACAGCTGACCATTCTTCGCTGTCATAGGTTTTAATACGCTTCGCACGGTTACTTCCGCAGCCGATTAATAGTTCAGTGTGTGCCATTATTATTTTCCTCATCATTCGAACGTTGTATAACACCAGCAACAGCACCGGCAAGCATACTAATTAAATTGCTACTAATCATAGTGAAATATTCTTTTCCTTCTTCATCAGTAAATTGAAGATCGACTAAAGGTAAACCGCTTGCCATGCCGTGTCGGGTTATTACTGCTTTAATGTTTTTTAATTCGGTTACAGTCTCTTCATATCGTGGAGCTAAACTACCTTCTACTATCTTTATTGGAAGCATACTACTCATCTTCATTCCCCTTAGGTATGTTTTGTAGGTTTGTCCCGTAACCAAAAGCGTCAGATGAACTACTGAAACGGAAGGTTTCGGTACCTGCTATGTTAAAAGAACAACGTATGTGTTTGTCGTGATCAAGTCGTGCATTTACGAATGTGCTGAAGAATACCCCAATGGAACGGAGTTCAGCGATCGTGTCGAAAAATTGACGAAGTGCAGGTTCCCGTTTGCGCAGTTTTTGTAAGGCTGCATCCTCAGTAGTCCGGGAAGATTTCTGTCCCTTTTTATGCTTCATTTGTTCCGGGAGACCAAGAACATCATACAGAAAGGTGCCGAGTTGTTTCGGACTGTTAAACCAAGACTTAGCTGTCTTCGATTTCGGTATAGGTACAATACCTTCACCAACATCCCATAGCCACTGTTCCCGTTCAGCACGAGCCTCTAATAATTCCATCCCGAAGGCGGCCTTAATCTTTTCATCAATACGAATTCCACGAAGCATCATTCGAAGCACCGGGAGAAAGAGGCGCATCTGCATACGGCGAGGCTGTTCCAGTCCGAGAGCTTCGATAGTAGCTTGAATTGCATCATTACACTCATATGTGGTAACAGCGTCTTTACAGTTATACACCCAGTACTGATCTTCCGGTATCAGAGGGTTCCATTCCTTTCCTTCGTCTTTCCAGTACTGGTGGAAGTCGCAGTAAATAGAGGAAAGGAAATCAAGCCCTTTCTGCAGTCCTGCAAAAGCAACGTGGTGTTCATACATTGTATCGTGCTTGACATTAGGTATAAATCCCCAGGATTTCGCAATGTATTGGCAATCATATAAGAAGTTCTGACCAAATACGCAGGTATTTGGGTGGGTAAGCAGTTCTCGGATAGCGATAACGATAGCGATTTCTTCCTCAATAGTCCAGTATCCATTTTCATTCTCCGTACACATTAAAGGAACACATAATGCTTCTAAGTGTGAGTCAGCGAAGCCGATACATGCAATATGACCGCATCTCGTTTCGATGTCGACGGACAGTTTGTACCCGTCATTACACCATCCCCGAACGGGAGATGCCCCGTCAGAACGCATCTCCGGGCGTGTCTGCATGATTTGTAACCGACAATTAATCCAATTCATTACAGCATTAAAACTAGGCCGAACAATGAATTGATAGTCCGGGTAGTCGATACCGGGGAATAGAGATTCTCGTTTAGCCCGGCGAAGATCTTGTACTGCAATCCAGCGCCAGTCCCACTTTGCCTGTACCTTTCCGGGAGCATATGTAGGTATAACCTTTACAGTAAACGGACCTGGGATACCAAAAGGAATACCGGCCAGTATTGATCCCCGCCATTTTGTTATGCCACTGTTTCCAGTCACCGCCCATAGTGCATGCTCTCCGAGGGTAATGATGAGGTTTGGTTTGATGGAAGCGATTTCCTCCCACAGGGTTTTGAGGTGTACTAACACCTCCGGTTTCGGGTACTTTTTATTAAACACTGATAGGCCAAGTGTTTTGCTTTCCGTTTTAGTCCGGGCAAACATTTTGTCAACAGTACCGGCACTGCGATCCTTTACGAAATAGGTCATGTAACATTCGGTAGCGAGGATATCAGCGTCATGAAGCATACGGTGGAATTCTTGACCTGAACCGCCACCGAAAGGCTCACCGGAACGAAGGTCACGGATGGAGGGTTGCTCGCCTATTATCATTATCTTTGCGTTGATCGGGCCTTTACCTTTCATGCTTCAGTTTCCTCATTAGTAAACTGAAGCAGTAATCCTGATAACATTTCCATCATTGTAGTGTGTTGTCTATGATCGTATACAAAGATGTGATCACAATCACAGTCAGGTCTACTTAAACGAACACCCATTTCAATTGTTACTATTTCCATAAGTTCATGTAAAATATTAGATAGTATCATGTTATTTTGTTTTGTACCTATTATAATAATCTTTTCAATATAATTAAAACTTGCACCGTTTAATTCTGAATCCCAAACTACTTTAAAAATATAACAATTAACTCTTAATTTCTTAATCCTTTTTATTTTCATTTCAGTTTCCTATTAAAAAGGCGACGCCAAAAGTATCCACGGATAATGGCACTGATAGTAAATAATCCCACAATTTCCAGATTCTGTAAATGATTCACCTGGATACCGTACCACGGACTAACAATGTATACCCAAAGAAGCCAGGACACAACAAAACCAGAGGCAATGTTAAGGTTTACTTCAAGCAGTGAGTGGTGACGAGGTTGGCCTATCGGTTTAGGTTCATCCGGTGTGGCTAAATTATACTTTAATTTCCCTTCTCGTGGTGAATGAAAGTAATCGTAAAGGCTAACAGTTCCAATAAGGTAATCGTGAAGCCCTCTGTGGTAGTGCCACACTGTTCCGTTTGGCCAGCGGATAGCGTATATATCTTCTCCTCCGTTAGGGAAAACGAAATGAACAGGTTCTCCTGGCCACCAGTAACGCTGAACGTGACGGAGCCAACCGTCGATTGTAAGTTCTTGGTTCCACCAATCTATCCATTCTTCAGTTCCGCGATTGTTTGGATCGGTTATTAGGTACTGTATTCTCTTGGGCATGAAGGCCTCCTAGTGCGTTTGGGTTTGTGGCTTCGAGGTAGGTGATGCGGGCGTTGAGGTTTTTTACTACGTCAAGTAAAGCTTTATCCGCAGCTATTAAAGCTTTATTACTTTTGTGTACACTTTTTATCATATCAAGCGTTTCAGGATCAATCATCTTCCATTCTCCCAAGGGCGATAGCATATGATGCTGGGTCAAGTTCAAAGCCGAAAGCGAAACAGTTTACTTCTAAGGCTGCCGGGAAGATCGTACCACTTCCAGCGAAAGGGTCAATAATTTTGTCTCCAGGCATTGTCGACCTACGCAATAAGTTGACGTATAATCCCACTGGTTTCTGTGCCGCGTGTTGACGGTCACTTTCAGCCGCAAACCGAATAACGTCATTGTAAACCGCAGTGGTAGTTTTCTCCCCCTTAATCGCATATAGGATAGTTTCATATGTCCTCCGAGGACCATGGTCTGGGCGTGGTAACATTCCATTGCTCTTGTCCCAGATAATAGGGGTGTTCCAGACGTTCCATCCGGCTTGGTAAAAGATTTCGCTCAGTTCATTAAAACGGCGAGGGTCACAGAAAATGTAAGCGTGTGCCTGATCCTTTGTAATACGGAAAGATTCGTTGGCGAAGGCTTTCATTAGGTCGATCCAGGTTTCATATGAATCATCGTATAAGTGATCGCCCTCAGCTTGGTCACCGAAGTTTTGTGCCTCGATCCCGTACGGGGGGTCACTTAATACGACATCAATTAAGGCATCGTCTAGGGCTTTCATGCCAGTAATAGCATCAATGTTTTCGAGACAATGCTTTTCACTAACACTTTCCGAACCGTACTGTTCCGCTAGCAATTCCCGCAGTTTCCGTTCTGCTTTCTTCGTAATAATCTTCATTGCTTCCTTAGAATTTTTCGCCTTAAGTACATCAGGATCATCCAGATGCTGAGCGATAATCCCAGCATTACGCACCATGATAGTAGGCTCAGCCCGATTAGGCTCACGGCCAAGAAGTTCCGTAGCCGTGTCACGAAAGGTTTGTTTTCCATTTGTCTGTTCTGTTCGAAGGTTGTGTAAGTCAGCGATAGCCCGTTCCCGTTCCTGCCATGATAGGTCTACCCGACGTAGGTTTTCTTCAAGTTCAGCTTCGCGCAGTTCAATGTCTGAGAGTTCTTTTGCTCGTAGAATAGCAACGTGGCCTGGACTGACGGTAACCCCAGCGCAGAAGTAAGATAGACCGCGTTCACTGATAAGGGAGATCGCTCTAAGACGACGTTCACCAGCGAGGAGGGTGTCTTCAGAATTACGAAGGACGGGGGGATGAAGGTTACCAACAGCAAGAATGGAATCCATAAGTTCTTCAATTTTCTTTTCATCAAATTCACCTCGATGTCTGTTTTCAGGAATGGTAATGGTGTGAATAGGGAGGGTTTCAACTTTCATTTATATCCTCCTCAAGAATATGATAGCGTAAAAACATAGGTTGTGCTCCTAAGCGTGTTTCAATTAATCGTTTGATTTCTTCTTTAGCCTTTCGTGTTGGAACGATTAGTATCACTCGTCCCGGTCGTTGTAAGCGAAACAGAATGGTATTAATTATCCAGTACTTTTTCTGTGACGGTAACGGAGACCAATTGAAAGTAGAATAGTTAAATTCACTTTCCAGTATTTCATTTAGGCTTGAAGGGAAAGGAGGGCTTTCGCCCCCCGAATCCTTTTCATCTGACATCTTTAGGCAACCCGTGCCACACCCCTTACGTCGGAGTAAATGTTTTCACCATCTATCCGATGTTTGACACTGATACGGGCGACTTGCCCTTCCAGCATGGATGGAGCCCAAGGCTGTCCCGGTGCGTTTTGATTCACTGCATCACGCAAACGTCCGAGCTGGACATTCTTGTTAGCACCGGTCATTAACGCGCCTTGATCATTTACGTCAAGGAAAACAGATTGACGAACGGTTGGATTTTCGATACCTAACTCTGCACCCAGAGATGGGTCGTCAATTCCCCAGTGAACGTCAAGGATTGCATTTCCTTTCGGGTTACGCCCTTCAACCTTAGTGATAACTGCTTGGTAATCACCTTCCGGTATCGGTTTGTAAGTCGTTTCACAGGACTCTTCGGTTGTCTGTGACATAAATGTATCTGGATCAAAATTACTCATTGTATTACCTCATTTTGTTTCGGTTAAAGTTAATGTTACGGTTTATGTTACGGTTTGGGCTCCTCCTTTTTAACGGTGGTTGGTTGGATAGCACCTCCCTTAGATAACCAAGACGTAACGATTGGCTTAAAGGATGGTGTTAGTTTTTCGGAAATGGGAAGGTTGCGTGCCTTTAGGTCGACGTTCAGTGTGGCGGTTGACCAGCTGAACTCCGTGCCGGTACGCTTTGCCTGTACAACATCGTCGAAAAAGCGTGGTAAACGTGGTGCAAGTTTCTTCCCAAGGGTTGAAGCCATTAACTGAATAGCACCAGATACTTCATCCTGCTCCCGTTCGAGATGGGTTGTGAGGACAAAGGAAGCCCTGACGCCGGTACAGAGCATCATAATTAGGCGTTCGAGATTATCCATTGAAATGCCCCAGTCACTCATAGATTTAACAGGCTTTGCGCCGACGACTAAATCCATTGCCATGATGTTCAAGCCGGATAGGGAGTCGACTATAATAACACGGTCAGTACCCCAATCCTCCACGGAACCGTAGGATTGACCTGTACGGTCGTCGGTGAAGTTTGCGAGAGTGGAAAGGACATCGAGGAACTGACTGTACTTAGACTTATTGATGTCTTTCAGTTTCGACAACATATCCATTCCCATAGTATTCACTTTCTTTGCGGATTCCATGAGGGATTGAAGGCCTGGAGCTGCCGGAGCAACGTAATGCCAGTGCATTTTTGAAGTGTCAGTGTCACCGAGAGTGCTGGCGATACCGGGTTCGGTTGCGAGAATGAAGACCTCAAGGCCTGCATCGAGTAAGGTGCGAAGCGAATAGGTCTTCCCTGACCCTGTCGCACCGACTAACATAGTGTTAAAGCCGGGTTCATTCATTTAATATGACCCTCCTTCACAGCCTTCGTGTCGAGCGATTTCAATGCCAGCCTGATCGCGACGTTTCTGTAAAAAGCATAAACAGTTAATGATATAATCATTTGACGTTAAGGTAATGTCATGTTTTCTGCCTCGGTTGTTTTCCCAATATGTTACTGCTTTTAAATGAGCCATGATAGGCCTCCTTTGTTATAGTGGCTGTGCCACTGTTGATAAATCTTTTATTTACTGTTTGCTTTTAGTAATTCCTCCGGCATATCAACCTTACCCTTAATAGCCATAGCACATAGGATTACTGCTTGGATGGGGTCTTTGTTCTCACTATAGTATTTAAGTTTACTAGGTGGCTCGTGATCTTTTATAAACGCAGCACACTCCTTATTTCTATGCCATGCAATGTCTATCTTTAACAACTCCATCAGCTCACCCATTACTTGATAGGTGTTTGGGTTGAACACTAATCCGTCGACAGTTATGAGGCATTCAGAGTTTGGAGTAATCTCTGGCTCTTTCCCCAACACCACCGCAACGCAATATGCTTTGATCTGTTCCCAGTTTTTGTGGGATTGATAGTCTAGTGGGTTGATTGTTTTCATCATGTATGATTCCTTACGTTATGAGTATAATGGTCATGCAAATCCCGCATCCATTTATAGCGAAACGACCAGCATTGCCAGCTCTTGTCGTACTTAAATAATTGCCACCATTTCATCTTCCTCTCCTATGAAGTTGGTTTATGTTATTTACAACTAAAAAGAAATTCTAAAAAATCCCATAAATAAGTAGCGGCAATCATAGATATAGGTAATGTAATTGCTATTGATCCAATCAATTCTAGCCATGTTTGTGGCTCACCGTTTTTACTTATTGAAAATTTCATCACGCTCCTCACTCATCTGTTAAGCGTTCTTCTGTGGGTGGGTCAAGTTCCAATTCACTTAACTTTTTTATCACCTCATCTGAAAGCTGTGGCTGTTTCCCTGTACCGTTACAATGTGAACAAGGCCATGTACCGACAATACCTTTACCTGCACTTTGATACCCATTGCTACAAAAAGGGCATTTAATTGTTGGCTCACTCATCACTATCTCCTTTGAGGGTTTTGTACACTTCCCATTTACCTTCTTCAATTCGTCGTGCCACTAAATACAGTTCCCGTAGTAACAGTGCCTGAGGATAAGTATGATATTCATCTTCATTAACCCTTCCCCCACACCAGTACATTAGGTAAGCTCCACCGTCATGTTCGTTACAGTCGAGACAGTAATAACCTGTAGTTGTCCAGGGTCTGTCAGCAAATAGTTCATTTTGTTCAGGAAAAGTTTCATACCAGTGTCTCCCCCAAACCTTTCCACACTTAGGACAGTATAGTATAACATTTAACAGATACCGGGCACTACCTGTACCTTCAGTAGATACGAATCGTGACCCAAGATATTCACCTTCCAGTACAAAATGTTCAGTTACTGTCATGGTTCTGCTGTCGGGTCTTTATGTAAAGGATTCCAGTGACTGATCACAAACCCCGGTTCAAGCCACTTTTCCCAGTTTTCTTTATCACAAAGATCAACATAGTCACAGTCACCGTAGGCGGCACAAGCATCACCGAAGTTCTTAGTAAAAGTCATTTCTTTGTACGTCTGAGCCATTCGGTTGAGGTCATGCCGTAAGGTTTCAAGCCACTGGTTAATGAGCCAGTTTGGTCGGTAAGTAATAGCGTCAGCGAAGTCGATGCCACTTTTCTTGAACGCACATCCTCGGATAATCGCGCCAGCAATCGGGAATCCAAATTCTCTAGCAGCCCAGCAGTAACCCGTAAACTGACCTCGGAGTCTCCACTGACGAGCCCACCTTGCTCCCAGGCTTCCAGTTGTTTTATCATCGACAACATAAAGGGCATTTTGGTATTCTCCTAGCATGTCAAAGCGGCCTGCATACAGTATAGGCTCACCAGTATCGGGATGTGCAGTATTCGGTATTGGGATAGCGAAAGTGAACTCAACTGCCGGGCCTTTTGCTGTCATGTGTGGTTTTAGTGGATCAGAATCCAACGGGTAGTGTTCGGTATAGGCGATCATAGCTTTAACTACATTCACGAAAGACTTCGGATGATCTTCCCAGCCGGGCATATCCCCCCATTCGATTACCATAGCTTGATACGCTTCAGTAATACAATCCGCTAGTGGCGTTTTCTTTCCGTAGTATTCCTTTCGGAGTACTTCAAGGCCTCGGGCGTATACTGCTCCCGCGTGAAGGTGGATTGAAGGTGCTGACGAACGGAGGCCGAACACGAATTCAAGAAAGAACTTATGCGGACAGGATAAGAACGCTGATCGCATTGTTGAGTCGATAACGGCAGGGAAAGCTGCTTGTATTTCCATTTTTTATCCTTCATGGTTACGGTTACGGTTACTGTTTCTTAAACAGATCACCAAGATCAGCCGGCAGCGGTTCCCCTGATTTCTTTTTCTTCACGGTTGCCTTACGATTCACGGCAGACCGACGGTTTTGGGCTAACATTTTCAGGGCTTCCGCAATTTCCTCTTTTGATAAAACCTCCCCCTGAAGGGCACGGTTGCGCAGGTCAATGATACGGACTGCAGGATCGACTGCTGGTGTTTCTTCTGTCATAGTTTTAAATCCTTAATTATGTCGGTATTGTTTGGGATATTACCGGAAAATGGGTTTGAAGTCAAGAGTTCTGTTTATGTATTCGAGTGATAGCGTTTTGTCTTTGTTTTAACTCTACAAAATCAACACCTTTGAGGTCTTCTTTTGTGGCTAACCGTACCGTGTTCTTTTCCGCGTTTGTAAAGACTAAAACTGAATTACAATACATACAGACGGTGGCATCTCCATCTTTCGGTTGTACCGCTTGCTCTAAACTTGTCACTGAGTCTAACGGTTCCTTACAGATGGGGCAAGGTGTTGAAGGTAATCTAACTATTGTCGGCATTTGTTTTCTCCTGTTGATG